GCGCGCTTTGTCTGTTCCGCCTCAACGAACACTTCTTTTCTCAACCGTTTTCTGTTAAGAAGCTTTCGTTGAAGGACAAAGTTAAGTCAATCGATGAACGACTGCGTCACCACCAAATGTTTCTTGTCACGGACCACAGCGCTTTTGAATGCTCAATGAATGAGAAGATCTATTCTGTGACAGAGCGAGTCCTCTACAGACATACCTTGCGACATTTCCCCATCCTAGACAAGTACCTTCGTCGACCTCATCGGTCCTTCTCCAGCGAAACTTTCACAGCTCGTATTCCTGCAATTCGATGTTCTGGCGACTACAACACCAGCTTAGGCAACACCTTTGTGAACCTGTGTAGCATAGATGCCGTCTGCAACAAGCTGGGCGTTAAATACGACTGTGTAGTTGAAGGTGATGATGCTTTGATTGGTGTTACTCCTGCTATTGACCCGAAGACCTATGCGGAGGAGTTCACCAAGCTTGGCTTCAACATCAAGATCGACGTCGCTGAGAGACCAGGTAGTGCTGGCTTTTGCAGCTTGTACTGGGATGACATGCTCCGACCCTACAGGTCCGTTAACAAAATCTTTTCTAGGCTACTTTGGGGGCGTAACACCACAGCGCTGACGCCGCGTCAACTATTGCAAGCCAAAGTATGCTCTGCCTATGAAGAGTCGCCTCATGATCCTATCCTACGCCATCTTTACCAGTTGTGTGACAGGAAGATAGGATATCACAACGTGGGAACCTATGCCATGGAGCAACATCCCGAAGGTGTGCAGAAAGGTAACCTCTGGATGTACGTTGTGGAGGTGTCAGAAGAGGCTTTCGATCTGAGTACATATTGCGACTTACAGGGGATCGAGCCTGGATACGCCCATCATGTGCTTAGTCAGGAGACATTTGATGACGCCATCGCTGCTTTGACTAAGTGTTTGCAGATTTAAAGCGGGGCTGACGGCTGCCCCGTGACTATGGTGATTGTAATGGACACAACTGATTCGAAACATCAGGTCTTGCGTCTCCTACCTGTCCCATTAATTTGGGCTGATGGAGGTGCTGATGCTAGTTTCACGCGTGTACGCCCCATTAAGTTGGGTTTTTCACCAGAATCACGGGGCAGCCGGAGAAGTGAAAAGTCTTTGTAGACCCGTTTGTTGAGTCTTGCACTAAAGCTCAAGATAACCCTGAAATTTTCGAGTAGTGGTAGATCGGGTGAAAGTTCCTTGCCATCTCTATTAAGTTAGAATGGACCCCAAGGAGCTCTTACTCCGGTCGTAAATCCTACGTCAATCTCGAGGAATTCAGGGAAGTCTTGAGTGGTGTGTCGACAAATGGTCAAAATTTTCACCTCTCCTACTCCAGACCTATCGGAAGAAACGCGAGTCTTGCCCTCCATGGGAGGGTCGCGAGGTCTGGCCATTCCCGCTACTTAAATCTACATCGGTGCTTCAATTCGTGCTTTTGTACGTAATAGCTCTTAGGCCGGGGAAAGTACGCTTCATTCTGAAGACTCTAGGCCTGCCAGCCTCAGAGTTGGATCAATGATGATGAGAAATCCTTGGAGAAGATCGCCCTCACGGGCTGCCGAATTCAGGGGTATTACGTAGAGTTATGAACTGAAACATTCACGAGTTT